CGTCGTATCGAAGTCCCCACCCGGCCCGATCGTATACACGCCTCTGTCGGCGAACAGTGGCCACACTTCACGCGCCACGAATGCCGAGACCAGCGATTGATTGTTGAGGAGCTTGACGAAATTATTCAGGCGCCGACGGCAATCGGTGTAGTCCGTCGCCGTCAGTGATTCGCCGACCGCTTTGATGTTGCAGAGGTCTGCGGCGCCGTCAATGACATCTTGCGCGGTCACACTCACACGCGCACTCCGTCAATGATTTCGTAGCCGTAGACCGGGCCGGTCGGCTTCAGCGCGGAGTCGCCGTGGATGGTCACTTGGATACCGCGCCCGCGCGCGAAGCCGATCCAGTATTTCGCGCTCTCGATTTGGATCTTGTAGAACGGGTCGGTGCCGTCGAGCGTGAACCAGAAGAGATCGATCGCGTCGAAGCCTTCGTAGATGGCGAGCGCGAGCATCCAGCAGAGGGAACCCGCAAACTCACGTTCATCCGCAGTCTGAATGCACTCGCGCGGATACACGCGACAGCCAGGGAGTGCAGGATCGGCAGCGAGTCGATAGACGGGTTTGGTTTGCTGTCGATACCAGTCATAGGCTGCTGGCCGTTTCTCCTGAATCCACCACGTAGGATGTAGATCAAACCAGCGCGTCCAGTCCGTGAAGTCTCCCGCGAAACGCCGAAAGATCAGATCGTTGAGTCCCCACCGTTCAGCGTCACCATCGAACGGCGGGATGTCACCCATTGACAGCCCGCACCCGAGGAGTTCGACTTTACGGCGCCTCGACAACTTTCAACTCAGTGACCGTGTTCGACGCCACGCTGTCATAGAGCATGCGCAAGCAGGAATTCTTCAAGCTCAACGCCTGTGCCGCATCCGACGATTCAGTGACGATCTTCACTGCCGCCGTTCCGACCGTCGCCGTGATGGTGTATTTCACGGCTACGAACTCGGCACACCGTAACTACGGATCGTCGTCGTCACTGCATCACTGAAATCGTTCGGCCCCCAGCGGTCGTTGGTGCCGCCTGCGAACATCGCCGTCAACCCATTGGTCGCGTAGGGCACATCGAAGTGGTTGTCGTGGACGCTATTGTTCGCGCCGCCGGTCAAGTCGATCTGCGTCGTTGTGGTGACGGTGTTGTCGATGTAAGTCAGACGGTTGCCGGCGATTTCGGCGCCGCTCGGGGCGATGTCGATATGGATGGCGTTGCCCATGAAGCGGTTGTTCAGGATTTGCCAGCCATAGAGCGAATGCACGCCCGCGCCGGTTTCCGAGAAGATGGCCGTATCGCCCGAGTCCGCGAACCCGAAGAAACTATTCCCGCTCAACGTGCAGAAGTTCGCGCCGCCCGTCGAGAGGACACCGTATTTCGCACCCGTGAAGTAGCAGCCGATGATCTGTGTGTGCTCGGCGCTCGGGTCAGTCGGCGGATCGCCGCCGCCGCTGATCAGGACCTGGATGCACGCCTTGCTCGCCGTGCTGTTGTTGAAATAGATGTTCTCGAAGCGCCAGCCCTGCCCGCGCACGATTGCGAGATGCGTGGTCCCGCCCGACGGAGATAACCACGTCGCGCCGCCGCCGTTCGGCGCCCCACTTGTGGTCGCTTGCCGGGGCTGCGTCGCCATGCCGCGCAAGGTGATGTCGTTGACGATCGGCGTGCTGTATTCCTCTTGCAACACCCCGAGCAGTCCCACCACCATGCCGGGACGCAGCACGTTGGCTAATCCAGTCATGCTCGAATACGGCTTCGCGTAGCTCCCGTCCGCCGTCGTGTTGTTGCCGTCCTGCGGGCGCACCCACACATCAACCGCGCTACCGCCGGCATTGACGGAGACGGCGGCAAAATTCTCGTTGAGGTCGCTGATGTTTTTGTTCGTTAAGACGCCGCCGCCCGTGATCGTTTTCATCTGACTGCTCCATTCAATCGCGCATCACGCGCGAAAGGCAGGCGAGACGCGATGCCTCGCCTGAATGGGTTAGCCCCTGGCGCGTTTTGGCGCTTCGGGAATTTCCGCGACGTGCTGCGCCGTGGTCGCTTCGAACTTGGCGGCTTCGGCTTTCGCCTTGTCGCTCATGTTCCGTTCGCTATACGCCCGCTCAGCGGCGGCAACCGCCAACACCTGCTCGGATGCAATGAGCGCCGCGTGGGCTTCGCCGAGCCCCTGCACGTAGCCACGGGACAGCATGTTCGGCGCGTCGTTCTCGTCGGCCGGCTGCATGTGCTCCGTGACGATCTTGCCGGTCTGGTTGTCCCGCTTGACTTTGTAGAACATTGCGGGCCACTGCGGCTGACCCACCTGTTCACGCGGGCGTCCGGGCGGGCCGTATGGCGAGTAGCCCATTTCGAACTTGGACATCTCGCGGGCGTAGGCCGAAGCGGGGTTATGCACAACCCCGCCCGGTCCAGAACGATCCGTGAATACTGCTGAAGCCATGTGCTCCTTTTACGAGACGGCCACGTCGAATCCGGTCGTCGTCCCGGCGAGTGCGGGGCAATACCAGAGTTCGTTGTAGGCCGTCAGTTCGATCATGGACCGCCCGCTCGCATCCTGCGTGAGCGTGACGATTGCCGATCCGCCGACGCCGCCGGCCACGGTGATGACATGCGCCGCCGCCGTCAGATTCAGAATGGTCAACTTGCAGCCGTTCAGATCCTTCGTCGGCACTGCGAGCGTCATCCCGGTGTGCGCCGTCCCGCTGATGACGGCGAGCGCATCCGCGCCAGCCGGCGGAAGGGCGATCGCGCCATCCGCCGAGTAGCTGTTGATGACGCGCGCACGGCCGGCAATCGGGAACGCATCGACGGTCTGTGGCGCCCCCGTCTGCGAGTAGTCCGTGGCCGCGCCGTCGGTGACTTGCGCACCCGAGGCGTGCGCCACGGCGATCGTGCCGTCCTGCCCGCGCAAGACAGGGACCGTCAAGGATGCGGCGACGTAGCCCTTCGTGATCTTCATCGTCTCGTCATCGACGCGGATGTAGTTGCCGGCCGCGAATCCAGTCGATGCCGCGACGACGATTTGTTTGTCGCTAACCGCGCACGCCGCTGAGAGTGTGGTGTTTGCGAGTGCCATGACTTAGCTCCACAGCCTGACGGCGAAGTAGGGAAGAATCGCCGCGACCCCGCCGATGGTGTCGCACCGCGACGGCTGCTGATCCGTCTGGATGTTGTATTGCTCGACCCAGCGCATCGCGATCTTGGTGTCGGCATCGCCGACGGTTTTCGCGTTCGCGCCCGCGAGGTTATCCGGCAGATCGACCATCGCGAAGGCGAAGGCTGCCGGGTTGAACATCAGCGACTGCCGCGACGACTGCGCCGACATCGTGCCGCCGACCGCGCCCGTCGATCCCAGGAAGGTCAACGCCGCATCATTGGCCGGCGATGCTGTGACCGTCTGGAGCTGCCCACTCGGAATGATGCTCGGCGAAATGGTGAGCGTCGCCGTGCTTGAGCCCGAGACATCGGCCGTCAACACGAACTGCTGCAGCACGCCGGTATCGGTGTAGCTCTCCGGGTTGACGCCGTTGACACCCGCGATCGTGAACACGTCGCCTTGTTTGAGCGCATAGGTGCCGGCACCATCGACCGTGATGGATGATCCGGTCTGCGAGGCACTCGTCATCGCCCACGTCGAAGCCGTGAATGTTCCAGTCGTGTGCGTCGGGATCAGTGGGTCGTAATACCAGCTATCGACGCCGAGGGCCGCATTCGCAAACTGACCGGACTTGAAGTAGGTCGAAATCTGCGCTTGTGGATTGAACAGCGCGAAGTTGGCCGAGAGCAGCGCGGACTGCGTGAGCGGATCAATCACCGCGCACAGTTCGTCGTCGGGCACGGCGTTGTTGTGCAACAGCGCGACGGCGTCCGTGATCGTCTTGTTCGACGTGATCGGCGTGCCAGGCGAGCCGGCCGAAAAATACACGGCCTTGTAGACTTCCGCGCCCGCCACGGCGTCCCATTTGTTCGCCTGTCGGCGTCCCGCGGGCCGCGTGTAGCGGTCCTGCACCTTTTCAATTTCCAGCGCCGTCTGGCTCGAGGACCAGCCCATGCCGACTTGGAACTGATGGTTGATGGTGAGGGGAACCGTCTGATTCAGGATGGACTGCTGGACAAGTCCCTGTCCTTCGAACACCTGCCAGCGCTGCTGGATGCGCACTTGCACGGTGTCGCCGATCTGCGCGCCTTCGGGCTTATCGCCCCAATTCTGCTTTTCCCAACTGCGATCGAACTGCCCAATGAGCTTCAAGTGATTCTTGAAGTTCATCGCCACGTCTTTCGTGACCCACGTGGGCGTGATGATGGTATTCGTTGCCAAAGCCGTCTCCGTTGCGAGACGGCGACCGAACTAGCTACCGGCGCTTGCGACCGTAGAACTTTTCGTGATTCGCAAGGGACATGTCGTTATCGCCGGGCGGTTCGTCGCCTGTCTTTAACGGCCCTGTCCGCACCGGAGTCGGCGGCTTGGGTGCCACGATTACTGACGGCGCGGGTTTCGGCGCTCCGGTTGCCCCATTAGGAGGCGCGTCGGTGGCCCGCGAATAGCGATTGAGGTAACGGCGTAGCAATGCTACGGATGATTCACTCATGTCTAACGAAGCTGCGAAGCCAATCGCTGCAACGTAGTCGTCAACGTGAGTGCCGAGATAATACGCTATTTTGGCTGGATTGTCACTAGTGACGATCACATGCCCTAAATTGTCCGGGTATTTCAAGTCTTCCACAGCCTCTAACACCTCGTCGTAGTCAGGATGGGACTTCTTGAACTCGGCGATGTTGGCCTCAACTTGCGCTTTCAGCGCGTTGCCATGTTCCAGCGCGGCACGCTGCGATTCGGCCTGTTGCTTCGTCGCGATGGACTGCTGCGCTTCGTGGAATTTCTTTTCGAGCCGCCAATCCTGACGCGCGTCCATCCAATCCGCGATCGGATCGTCGGACATCGCGAAATCTTCTTTTTTCGGTTCGGGCTTCATGAACGGCTGCGCGGCTACGGTCAACGGCGCCGTCTCGCGCGCAGGCGCCGTAGACCGCTGGCGCCATTCATCGCGTTCGCGCTCGGCATCGCGTAACTTGCGCGTCAGTTCCTGAATGCGTGGCACGTCCTCGCGTGAGGCTTTTTGCTTTTCGGCACGCGGCTTGAATTGGCCTTTCTCGTCCCGCTCTCCGTCTTCGCGCGCTTGACGCGCCAATTCTTCATCCGCGCGCGGTGTTGTGGATTTAGCAACTGATGGCTCACGCGGCGTCTCGGCAGGATCTTTCGCTTGACGCTTCGCAGCGGGTCCGAATTGCGCTTCATGGTCCGCAATGGAGGAGGTATCTTCAACGGGCGGCGCGGGTGTTTCAGTCGGCGTAGATTCGACTACGGGTGTGTCCACAAATCACTCTCCACTGCCGTTCGGCGACGGCATCACCGCGGCTTCGTGCGCGAGTTCGTCTTTCGCGTGTTCGTGTTCGACGTGCGCCATGCCGAGTTCATGCGCGTGTGTTTGATGCAGTGTCTGACGTTCGTGGTCGCGCTGCTCCTCCGCTAAGCGCTTCTCGTTCATCCAATCGACCATCGTTCGCATCTGCTCCACGAACGTCTGCATCGTCTGTATGCCAGCTTTCACGTCTGCTGACATGACGGCGGTTTCTTGCTGAATTCGCGCGATCTGGATCTTCGTCTCGTTGTCGCGGTCGCTGGTCGTGGCGTCGGCCAGCGCTTTGATTTGTGATTGTTCGATGCGCGCGTGCTTGTCGGCCTTGAGTTGGACCATCTCTTGCGCGAGTTGCTGGCCCATCTGCATCGCTTGTTTGAGCCGCGGATCGGTCGGTTGTCCCTGCTGCAGCATTTCGATCACGGGCGGCGCGAGCATTGCCTTATAGCGCTTGGCCATTTCTGGATAGCCCGCGGCTTCCATGAGCAGGTCTCCGATAATCACGAGCTGTTCCGGCGATTTCTCGATCAAGCCCGCCATGAGCGAGAGACGTTCCGCTTGTTTCGTTTCGTAGAACTTGGTCGCTTCGATCGCGACGTTAAACGATCCATCCTTCGTGAGCGTGTAAGTCTTTGGCGTCTGCTCCGCGTGCGCGGGATTATTCGGATCGTGCGGTTGCGGCGTCCCGTTGCTGTTCGGCGTCACGAACGGGCGCCCGATCATCACGCGCTCGGCCTTTTGTGAGCCGGTCATCATCGACACGATCCGGCCTGGACGTGTCCCGTAAATCGGATACAGCAAGTCGTTGACGATCGCGCCTTCGTAATGCACGGAGCGGATCAAGTTCGAGAGGTAGTTGGACGTGCCGCGCGCGGCTTCATCCAGCAGCGTGCTCGCCATTGCGCCGGAGCGCACGTCGGGATGGGTATCCGCGAGATTGGCTTGCCCGATTGTCGCCATAATGCTCTGATCGAACGCGCCAATCATCAACGCCATTGCCTGAATCGGCGGCTCAACCGATTGCCGCTGCGGCGGCACGATCGGCTGCTGCGTGTCCGGGTCCACGTCGTTGTAGAACATCACGGGCCAGTTGCGCACGGCCTGATCTCGCCACTGGTCCTGAAAGTTCTCGATCGACCGAATCGATGCGAGCCACGGCGCCTTCGGTGCGAGCGCGATCGCTTCGACCGCGGAACTCACCATCGCGTTGTAGGCTTTTTGTGGATCGCGCGCCGGCCGCACGAGTCCTTCGTAGCGCCGTTCATCGTCGAACGTGTGCATCTCTTCGCCGACGACTTTGATGATGGGAATGAATTGCCCCGGCCAGTCGGTTTCGGAGAGCGTATGCACGCCATCGATCACGGAGAACTTGACAGACTTCGCGACTTCCTCACGCACATCCACAACGACTAAGCCATCAGGAACAACTTTTTCGTCGGAGACGTGCGAGGTTCCGTCTGCGAGCAGCGCAACCCATCGCGTCTCGCGCTTGAATTCCCAATACTCGGATACGCGCACCATGCGCATGTCGCCTGTGGTCGTAAACCACTTCGGCGCTTCGTCGCCGAACGCGCGCCACTCCTGATCGGTCACGCTATCGCGTGCTGCGGGATTGCTCTCATTGTTTGCGAGTCTCGGATACTCGGCCTTGTAGTCCTCCCACGGCATGTCTAACCCGACGAATGCCCATTTGGCGTCTGAGCCATCCGGTTGCTCGTGCGTCGGATCGAGCATCACGGAGAATTGGTTGTAGAACCTCCGGTAGATGATTTCCTGATCGTGCGAGCCTTTCACGTATTGCGTCAGGATGCCGTAGTAGCCCTCACCGGCGATCGCGGCGCGATTCGCGGCCCACATGCGCGCGTCTTTCGCATTCGAGTTGCGCTGAATGCGGCGCGCGAGTCCTTCGCGCAGTTCGATTTCGTTGTTGTCGATATCGCCGCCGAAGTCATCAGCCGCCGTGATCGACATGCCGAGATCCGCCTGGAGTTCGTCGTTCTGAATCTTGCGGATCGGGTCTCGAACTTTGTTGATGGTGAGGCACGGACGCGCCGGCACCGCCGGCATGCCGTTCTGCGCTTGTTGGCCCTCGCGGAGTGATTTGATATCACTCGACCACTGCGTATCGCCTTGGTAAAACCCGAGGTCCGCCTTCACACGCTCGCGTTGCGCCTTGGATGCTTCTTCGCCTTGCTTCCAACGGTCGCGCGCGAGTTTTTGGTTGACGGCCATTCAGGACTTCGCGACGTATCGCGGGAGATTCTTTGTGGACGTGCGCGCAAAATCCGCGAGCTGTTTCAGGGACATAGACGCGCGAAGTTTCTTCGCAGCGGGGAATCGTGCGCCATGCGCGGCTGCTGCAAATAAGCGCTGCTGACTCTTCGAGACGCTGGGCATCAGCCGCGCTTCCAGTTCACTGTAAAACCATCCGCATCGATCGAAGCTAGTTGCATCTCGGGATCAATACTGGGATAGAACATGATGCTGGATGGCGAGAATGGACAGCCTGTGATGGTCTGCGTGCCTGTCGTCGCTGGCACGAAAGAGCCATACCATAAAACTCGGCCCATCTGACGCGACGTAGCCGATAAATGGCGAGCCAGTGAGCGTATCCACGGCCTGTTGCGAATTCGCAATGGGCTTCACGGCTTCGGCCACAGCCGGCGCGACAGCGGTTGCCGCCACGGCTCCGGCAAGTCGCGCGAAAAAGGCTCGGCGCTTCATCGCTCCCCTACCTTCCGTTCGGCTTGTTTCTTCTGAAACGCTGCGACCTTTTCCGCGATGTCGCCAGGGAGTGGCGGGAGTTCTCGCACGGGTTGATTCACGATCGCGTTATGCACGAACGCTCGCGCGTCGGCGCCCCCGTTCGGATGATGTTCGATCGCGTCGAGCAGTTGCGTCATCTTCGCGGAGGCGATCACTTGCTGGCTGGCCCACGGATCACGCGCCAGATGTCGGCGCAGTTTCAGGAAACGCTCGGGCGTGAGTTCCCGATTCAACAACCGTGTGGCGATGTCGGCGGCATCGAATGGCATAGATGCTAGAGAACCGCCGTTGCTTTTTCTCGATGGCTCAAGAACGGCGAAAGAACCAAGGCCGCGTCAACCCTCTACTGCATCGCTGAACGCTTTGGTGGCTTCGGCAGAGCGCCGAAGCTGCGCTCTGCGGCTCAGAAGGTAGTCGTTGAGTTGGCCCGCATCGATATGCCCATCTGAGTGCTGGATGAACATCGCCTGCATCGACTCTACGAGACGCTGCGCGCCAATAGGCAGCCATCGCCGCATGTCCCAACTCTCGGCGGCAAGCCATTCCTCTAGCGCATCGGCCGACAGGGAACCGGCGGCGTAGCGGTCGAGCTGTTCGCGTAGCAATTGAGTAGACAGCATTGGCCGACGACCTCCCCGTTGTGCGTGCCTCCGATGAGGAACTTCGGAAGCTGTTCAACCCTGCGTATCTCGCTCGCGTTCTCAACGGCGAGCTGACCGTGAGAAATTTCGGTCGCCAATCATTGTACCAAAACCCACCGCAGGACAAGGGCCGCGAGCAAGAACCAGACGGAACGATCACCGGGCTAGTTGAAATCATCGATCCAGCTACGAAGCGTCGCGTCGCCGTTGCACATCGCCTGCTGAGGCCGGACGGGTCATACGGCGCGTCTGGGTTTCCCGATCCAAAAATGGTCCTCATCGGCGACATCATCTATCTGCAAAAACGTAAAGAGGGTCGAGCACCCACGGACCAACGACTACCGTCGCTGTTCGACACAGATGGCAACACGGGTTAGCCAACTGGATTGTTACCCTAAAACCCTGTAGCCTAGCCAGCGCCGCTAACTCTAGCACAACTCAGGCCATCCACGAATCAGGTCCGGTGTATGCGGACATCGGCGGGCCGGTCCGAATACGGGCCTTTCTCGCGCGCTCATCCTGCAGTTCCTGCGACGGCCGCGCGGCGCCGAAGTTCAGTTCGATGGTTTCCGCACAGCGCATCCCGTGTTCGAACCAGTCATCGGCTTTCGGTTGTTTCACTTCCTGGGAACCGACCGACACGAAATGGTCATCCCACACGTAACCCGCTTCAAAGCCTTCCGTCATAAACGCGCACGGTTCGATCCCGTCGATCGAGAGGCGCAACCAGCGCGTCGGATCGTTGTGGACGCCGAGTTTCTCATCGCCATCTGAGCCGCGCTCGCGCATGTAGGTCGAGAGTCGTTCGATCATCGCGAGCACGATATCCGCTTCGTTGCCGTTCGGGCGATGCCGCGGCCTGAATCCGGCTTCTTTGAGCAGCGCGATCGCGTTGTAACGCGGGCGTGTTTTCTCGTCCGACTTCGCCGTCGCTGTGGAGCATGTCGCGATAACGTACCCATCGAACCACCGCGAACGGTATTGCTGCACGGTATCAAAAAATGATTTCAGCGGCACGCGCTGCCCGAGAATCCCGCCGTGGAATAACAAGCCGCCCGAATACGGTTGCTCCGCAACGATCCATGCATGGTTGTGTTTCCACACATCGAACGCTTCGTAGAGCTTCACGCCCGGACGCAACATCAGCGCGCGATCGTGAACGGCTCGTTTGAAGATTTTTTCGTAGACGGTGCGACCTTCGACATTGACGCCGCGTTGCCCAAGGATGACGGTTTTGTGTTTGGCGTGATCGGGCGGATACGCCGCCTCGAGCCCCGCAACCATGTCGTCGGCGAGGTTGTGTTGATTGTCGTAAATCGAGACCGAGTAGTAGCGGCGATTCGGCAGATTGTTTTTCGCCGGGAACTGGCGCGCGAGCCAATCATCGTGATTGAGCGGATTCGAGACGAAAATGATTTGGATCGGAAATCCTTTTTGTGACGGTCGACCGCGGAGTTCTAGCGCGATGTCCGGCGGCATCTCCTGCGCTTCATCGACCATAATCCCGGCCACGCCTTTTTCGCCGCCGAGTCCGCGCAGTTTTGAGTAGCGCGACAACGCCGCGACGGATTGCAGGCCATACATGATTACGCGCGAGCCGTTTTTGAATTCGAACGCTTTTTCTTTCGCGTTCCACGCCGGTAGATCGTTGGGATCGAACTTAAAGCACGCACCTTCAAACGCCGGTCGGAGTTTTGTGTCGATGTCTACATCGGCGTAGCGGCAGACGAACCACTGGATGCCTGGATGGTCCTTACAGGACTTGCGAACTTTCCACAGAGCGGCCGTCGTCTTCCCGCTTCGAAACCCGCCTTCTAAGCTGATTTCCCTCGTGTGATCGTCGATAAACTTGGCGACGGTGCCTCGAAATTCCATCGCGCTCATTCACGCCCCACACAGAGAATGACCACCACAACGTAGCCGACCATAATCGCGAGCAACAGCATCAACACGAACACCAACCAGAACGTCATGCCGGCCCCATGCGATGCAACGCGATGCCGGCGCTCGACGCGTGTTTTTGTTCACGCGCCATCGCGCGGCGAGTAACTTCCGCCACAAATTCAGCGCGAGCGGATTCGGGTTGTGCGTGCTGCGTCCACCACGAGGAGGGTTTTGGTGCCTGCTTGCGAGCGTAGCCTTCCGCCGCTTCAAGGATCACGGCGCGTTGGAAGTGATTGGGTTTGACGCGCGGTTTCGGTTTCGGCGGCGTGCGCCTCATTCGCGTTCTCCGAGAATACGTGCCGTCCAATCCGCGTTTGGTAATTTGGCACTTGATACGCCGTTCGCCCACGACGTCGCGGCCTTTCGCGTGCGCGGCATCGACTCGGCGGCTTGCTGAATAGCCGCCATACGTTCAGGGATCGCCATCTGTCGGACGTGTTGCGGTAAATCTGGCGGCGCCGGCCCTACGCACTCTACGCAGCGCATCATCGGCCGCTTCCGCCTGACGCCCTCAATCGTGATGGTCTGCATCGGCTGTTCAGGGTAAATCGGCTTTCCACACCGGCCGCACAACTCCTGCACTTTCGCGCGGGTCCATTGTCTCACTTTGCGGCCCTCCGTCCGCGCGCTCGGCGTAAAGCTTCAGTCGTCGTGGTCCCATCATACAAGATGCCTTTTCTCGCGCAGGCCGTTTTAAGATGCTCGATCTGCTCGCCTTCTGGCTCTCGTGGATGGGCCAACAACACATCAGCCGCGAGATTCAACATCTTCGCCGTAACGGTTGTAGCGTCACACGTAACGGGCGTAACGGTATCGAACAAGTCGGGCGTTTCCTCTTGCTGAATGAAGTCGGCCCACGGCATCTGCCCCTTGTAGACCGTCCGCTTTCTCATTTGATCCAGATCGGTATTTCTGTCTTTTAGAACAAATTCCTGACATCTTTTTTCCCGATTCCCTTTTCCTCAGGGACGGAGAAAAAACAAGGCCCGGATTTCCTACGCGACGGAATCGGGACCGGGGCGCGAAGATGTCAGACAGCGCACTTCCCCGGATTTGTTGTGAGCTTTTCAGGCGCGAAAGCTCGAAACCGCCGTGATCAACACGCCCGCACGGTCTGGCGAGATGCTATAGGTTGTGGTGGGTAGGCTGGACCGATACCAGCAGTGGGATTGTCAGCGATTTGACAGGGGATTTAGCGACAGGTAAAATGGCCCCTGTCCGGCAAACCTTCCCGGCAACCGTAACATCCAATGACCGGCCGAGGCCATCAACCTCGTGCCGGTCGCAACCTTCCCGAAAAACTCGAACCGTAACATCTGGGCAGAGAAGATACGCCTGCCGTCACGAAAACGCAACACTACTACTGTTCTATAACAGCAGCACAGTTCCATCCCGACTATAAGCTACCGTCCGTAAGTTGTTGATTCCACTTTATAGGTCATTTTGAATATGAGCGGACTTCTCGCGCTCGCCGATGAGTCGGTCGATTTTTCCGTGATGCGCTCATATTCGATCCTGAGCGGTTTTAGAGGGTATTTCTATGCACTAGAATTAGTGCAAGAAATCGACACTTTCGCCTAATTTCTGTCTTGACTTCGCGCAATGTTATGCTGTTTCTGTGTAAAATTTGCCGCAGTGCGGGCATTTCAAATCCTTCGACCTGACTCCGTTCGGGTGTGATGTGCCGACCCATAGTTCTAGATTCTCTGCACGATTGTCGTCGCGGAGTCCGTTGATGTGGTGAACGTTTTCGCGTCGAGTCAACGGCCGATTTAGAATTTCCTCCATCACTAAACGATGTTCAAGAATCCAGCGATTGCCGTGGCGGATAAGCACGTATCCTGCTGGGTTCACATTTCTGTTTTTTACTGAGCGAGCAATACTCCTCTCTAGGCGCTCGCGATGTTCTATTAGTTTCAGTTTTTGCTGTTTGGCGTAGTGTGCAGCGCAGAACCATGACGTTTTGTATCCGCGACGATGTCGTGTCGCATCGGCCCATCGAATCCGAGTCCGCAACTCATGGCAACCAGGCGCGGCGCACAGCCGACCATCTTTAATACCCATCGGCTTGACAAGATAAACCAAACATGTTTAACATGTCCACTGTGGCAAGCAGAGCGAAACCGAAAATCAAGACCTATTCGATTCGGAGCGTCCCCGCTGAAATCTGGCAGAAGCTCCGCGTGCGAGCGTTACAAGAAGGCATCAGCGTTCAGGATTTGTTCCTGCGCTGGATTCAGCAGTATGCGGAGGGAAAATAGCATGGGCACGCGCGCTGATTTCTATATCGGTCGTGGCGAAAAAGCCGAATGGCTTGGGAGTGTCGCGTGGGACGGCTATCCAACCGGCATTGCGGGTCATCGACACGGAACTGCTGCTGGTGATGTGAAGAAGTCGCCAATCCTGACAGCGAAAACGCCGCGCGCATTCCGTAAGGCTGTGGCTAATGAACTAGCGAGTCGGGACGATGCCACTACGCCGGATATGGGTTGGCCGTGGCCTTGGACAACAAGCGCGACGACGGATTACGCCTATGCTTTCGATAAAGGTCAGGTTTGGGCGAGCGGATTTGGCCGTGCGTGGTTTAACCCGCTCAGGAAAGAGCCAGACGATCATCGCGGTAATAAGACCGTCGTCTTTCCTGACATGTCCACAGTGCAGAACGTGGATTTAGGCGGGCGCAGCGGTTTGATCATTGTTCAAGCGAAGTAGCCCAATGGACATGACCGATACCCGCCTCGCGCATGCCAAGCCAGAACGTCGAAAGCGGACGAAGGGCCGCAAATCGCGCAAGGAGTCGGCTCGAACCAAATCAATCCGCGCGTCATGTGTGGAGCGTGACGGCTACTGCCGCATCGGGAAAGATGCCGACGACTACACCGACTGTATCGGGCCGAGCGAATGGGCACACTTCGGGGAGTTCAAGCGGGCGAAGACGCGCGGGCAAGAGCCTGAGCGCCGGCACACGACGGCCGGATCGTTCATGGTGTGTCGCGGGCACCATCGGGACTACGACGCCGTAGAATTAATCATCATAGCGACGGATCGGGAACGTGGCTGTGATGGTGAGTTGACGTATGCGAGAAATCCTTACTGACGCGCGCGGTGATCGTGCAGGGGACACGCCGGTGAAACTTTACTAGTAGACTTGACATGAATACTAGTATTGCCTATACTTCACGACAGAGGTGATGGATATGGCAGCCAAGCGACGCGCGACTCTCGTGGCTGATGCGGTCTCGGTCCTGTGTCCTACTTGTGGGGAACCTCAGCCGAACGGCGGCGATGGTAGCGAGCAATGGACGCCGGAAGATTTTAGGCGAGAACACGCGGGCATTCGTAATGGCATTATGAAATGTGTCTCCTGCGAAGTCACTTTTCTGGTCGTCTTAGAATCGAAGGTGATGTTCCGGTGACGATTTGGGCGACTCAGTTCGCGGACGCTCAGAGGGCTGATAATCGCGGGATGGCAAAGAAACGAGGCTATTCCCGCGAGTTCACCCCACGGTCGGATCGGCGCGTGCAGCTCGTGATCGATCGGATTCCACCGACGCTCTACGAAGCGGTCAAGGCGAAAGCGAAGCGAGAAGGCGTCAGTCTCCGCGCGCTCGTGCTTGGCTGGTTGAAGAATTGGATCGACTCCTAGCCGGGGACACGCTCCATGAGTGAACGGATGCAGGAACAACAGGATGAAGCCGAAGCTCGGAAGCCTCGTATTTGGGCGCTGCATTGTCCGTTCACGAAGACAGGCTTCCCAGTGCTTGGCAACTTCGGGCGCACGATCCGGCCTGTTGTAATCATTCCGATGGCGACGTGGACGAAGCTCTGTCAGGACATCCCCGAACTTGGGAAGACGCAGTTTGAGGTCGGAGCCAGCGAATGAGCAAGCAACCTGTCTATGGGTTTCCCTGCGTCAGCGATCCGAACGATTTTATTCCTGACGGTGAGTGCTCCTCGCCAGCAGAACGTGAAGCCCATCGCATCGCGTGCGCGAACTTCGGCAAGCCGACCTACGAACCGAACAAGGGCTGCTACACCGAAGTCGACGCGGTCAGGCATGTCACGCGAACGTCGTGGGGTATCGGCACGAACCTCGTGCTGTCGTGCGACGGTTGCCGCGATCCGCACTTCGACGGCGATCCAGCGTTCATGACGTGCCACGAATGCGGCGGCCCTGAGTTCTGTGTCAACTGCTGGTCGGAGCACGAGAGGGGACACGATGCCTGAACCATGCGGCCACGGCTGGCATTTCGGAGGACCGTGTATGGACGAACCGCAGTGCGAATACCGCAACGACTACGGCCAACGGTGCATTCATCGCGTGGGGCATGAGGGCGTCCAGTTGCACGTCTGCTACGGCTACCAAGATCCGGCGTTCGCCAAGAAACCGCTGACGGAGCGTGAACAACTCCTTAAACTAGCGGCTGAGTTCCAGCGTGCGCGTCGTGAGTTTGAGATGCGCGTGGAAGCCGCCGCGCTGGAAGTCACCAGCCATCGCGAAACAGATCAGCAGTGCAATCGGCGAGGTTTCGGTCGCAGAGGCGAAGGCCGCGATCGTGCGCGAGTTCACCGACAGAATTTAGGGAAAGGCTAGCCCCATGACGGCAGACACCCGCCAACTCGACCACGCAGGCATGAACGAAATTACCCGCGAGAAGGCCGAGCGTGCAGTCGAGAAAACGTGCTCAGCATATCAGCCGAGCACGCACGGCAACGCCTATGAACGGAAGAACGGCGAGGCTTCGATTTGCGTGATGTGCCTTCAACCACAGTGGCGGCATTGGCTGAAACAGATGTTAGGGGTTGGTCGATGACGGCCGACACTCTGGAGCGCCTGCAAGTACTTATTTCGGATTGGACATCCGCTGCCGATACGGCGCGAGCACGGAATGCCAGACAAGAGGGCAACGTGTTAACTTGCTGCGTGGCTCAGCTATCTGCGGTAATTGGTAATTGTGCCCTCGTGCGCGCCGGAGGCGTGCCCCAACCCGAGACGCCAGAAGATCTCGGGACGAAATTCTGGCTATTTGGCGAACTTCAGCAGATGCCGAACCGCTGGCGAGGTGAATCAGGCTCGAAAGGATGGGCGCTCGGCAAGGAGTCGTGCGCGCAGGACGTGGAAGCATTAATCAAAGCCGCAGTTGAGCGAGGGAGAGCACATGCACATGACCATGCAGGGATTCGATCCGTTGGATGCGCAGGAGATGGCCCAGAAGACGCCACTACTAACGCGATGGTTGCTCCGGGCGTTTCGTCGTCGCCTGAACCGGGACGTGCTGTCGCGGCTGATGAATCGGGCTTACGAGTGGGGCGTGATCAACAGTCATCAACTGCACGAGATTCATCACCACATGGACCCGACACAGAACGGCTTCATCGGCCGGATCTAGCGCGACTTGTCGAGCGGTTGTGTAAGTTCAACTGCGATGCTGAGTCATCCTGCCGCTGTGCTGCTCACGAAATGTATCGAGCGGCGCGCCCCGGAGGCGTGGAGACGCCGCCAGAAACTGAAACGGCGTTTTGGAAACAGCACTATCTAAATCTCAAGAATGCTATCGGGGCACAGCACTCCTCCAGTTTCGCCGATACGCTTCGACGTGCGACCTTGGCGCGGGGAGGCGTGGAGCGGACGCCAGAGAAGGAGATTAGAGATGAAAGTGCCATTTCCGCACAAGATGCAATACGCGATGAATCTGACGAACAAGTCACAGGAGGCGGTGGACAGGATCAACAAGTGGGTGGAGCAGAACGGCGGCAGCGTGGAGCACAAGACCACCGAACAGATCCGCATGGAAGTCTTACCACTGCTGAAGAAATAGCACGGGGAGCCGTGGAGAGGCCAGCGCAGGATTTAGAGTTTCAACGCCAACGTGCCGACAAATCCGCCGAAGAAGCCTTGCGTGGGAGTGAGCCGTTGATCCCTTCAGAGCGTGACGAACTGAACGAGTGGCGGCAGTGGCGCAGCATGATTGAGGCGCACGGTATGACGGCACCTATCGAGCGGGGAGCCCGCCCCAGCCCTCCACCGGCCGAGGCTCAAGAGCGTTACGAAGCCGCAGTGGCTCAGGTGTTGATCGAGTTGGCGTTTCTGTTGCCGAGGGGCACCGATCTTCGTGTTCATCCGATAGGCGTCAAGTTGTTGGAGATGGTCAGAGCGCAGTGTGCGTTCATGGCCAGTCCTCCACCGGCCACGCCGCAGGAGACGCAACACTACGAATCTGGTAATTGTCCGCATTGCGGGGCGTGGGTAGACTTCGCGCAGGAACACGCGATAGAAGCCCTTCCCGTCGCTCCCCACGGGGCCGACACGCCACAGGAGAAGAAATGACGACAATCACGGGGCGCTCGAACGAGCTATTAGCGCACTCGAACATGAGGCTGACGTGCTTGATGCGTGGGTTGAAGAGGTGAATCGCGGAAGTTGGTCCACGCAGCTCAACGCGAGGATGACAGCGACGATCTTCGGATCAGGGCCGTATTTGAAGGTGCCGATTCAGGGCTACTGGGGCCGCGAAGAAGAGACCGTGCATCGCGTCTATCCGCCTAAACGCTTGCGAATTAGGCTCGCAAAACAATTCCAACCGACCACACCCGAGGAGCCCTAGAGATGAAGATCGGCATTCAAGGCGGCATCGGTGACGCGATCCCCACGCTCGCAGTGTGTGAAGAGCTGCGAATCGACGCCGTGCGATGTGATGTGACCGACGCGACGAATTACCCGTCGTTAGTCGCGCGGTTTCTCGAATCCACAATCCAGCCGCTGTTTATGATCCGCGACGTATCAAAAGCCGCGGCGCTGATGGACGCCGCACTGCCGACGCCGCTCCAATGGGGATTAGAAGTCTTTAACGAGCCGAACATCAACGCGATTTCGGTTGATACTTACGTGGCCGGCGTCAATCAAGTGTTCAGTGATGCGCGCTCGAGAGGCTTTCAAGGCCGCGTGTATGCCGGCGCCATCGCGAATCTGAATGTCGAAGGCATCGACTATTTACGACGCGCCGAACCGAGATTATCGCCTGGAATCGCCATCGCCATCCATCGATATCAACCGGGCACGCAAACCGATCTATTCGGGAAGAGTCGCCGCGCTGTCGCGTGGACGCCATTCGCGTCGCGCGAGGCTGAACTAGAAACCGTGCGCCAAATCATCGGCGATCGGCATCTCGCGGTCACGGAATTCGGCTACCATACCGCCACGGAAGAAATCGGCTGGTTTAAGGTGCGTCTCACTGATGACCAAGCGCGCGATAACCTCGTGGCTGATTTCCAGTTCTACGAAGCGAACGGTCCAGAACTCGTGATCGTGTATCAGTGGAACGATGGCCCGATCGTGTCAGGGACGAACGAACCCATCGATCAGTTCATGCACCGTTTCGGAATTACGAAGGAAGATGGCACCGTGAAACCGCAGGCGGATGCGTTCCGCCTCTTTCGAGAAATGAGTAGCTAATGGAAGCGGATGGACTGTGGATTCACGTCAAAATCGTCACGTCGTCAGCAGGAACGGTGCTCGAGAATCCGAATGGCACCGTGCGAAGCCTGAATCCGGCACACAATACGCCGCCCTACGGTCCCTATCATTGGGAGGAACGCCCCGCCAACACGCACGGCGGCTACGAGCTGTGCGAGCCAGGAGACGGCACAGTCGCGTATGCGCCGCTCGGTGAAATTCTGATGTTCGGCTTCAAAAACACCGTTCCGAACGCGCCGGGATTTAGCGCGATGACGGTGGAGCCGTTGAAGCTGTGAGCGCTGGCGCGTATCTCGTCTCGACGGGCGGATCGGGCCGCGGTAACACGGCGCGGTATCCGCTCAGAGGGCGAATTTACTTGAATCCGCGAGGCGTCTGGTGTGATGCGGATGGACCGTGCCTGATATTCTTCCATTCGGCCTTCCAACTCATCACGCTCGTGGCAACAGACAAGCCGGAAGCCGTGCGAACCGTGCGCGCGATTGCTCGCGCCGGGTCAGGCGTCAGAATTTTCACTCGGATCGGGGCCGATTTCGATGTCGTCGGCCGGCATCCCTATTTCAGTGACACGTATTGGGGAAAAGGCAACCGAGAAATAGATACCACGATGTGCCGCGACTACTTAGCCGAGACATTGGACCTCTGCGGTGATCATGGGCTAAAAGTCTGCACGACGATGGGCTCCATGTCGAAAAACGATGCGGTCGAATACGACTTCCACATGATGGTCGGCGACATCATCGTCGCATCGGGGCATCAAGAGACCGTCGCGATCGGCGAACATCGTAACGAACCCGACCAAACCTCGCAATATCGCGGCGATCCGCCGAAAGCCTGGGAATTAGCCAAGCGCACGATGCAGGATTTCAAAGCGAAGGTTGGCTGTGTTATCACTGGCGGTTCGTGGGGCGACAACGATATGGTGCTCGCGTCTGCTGACGGCATGGACGCGATGGATACGCACGCGAACCGGAGCCCGACGCCTGAGCATGTGCGGCATGTGCACACCGTGTGGAATACCTACAAGTTCAACGGGCGGTCGAATAAAGGGATTTGGCGTGGCGAAGACCCTGGACCGAACGATCCCTACGTAGAGAACACGAGACGCGAGCCACACGCGAGCATCGGCGGCGATATGTTCGTCGGCAACAACGATCCCGACTATCAATTCGCCGATACGATGGTCGCAGCATTCACCGGACAAGCGCAGTGCTGGCTCAACGGTCCCGCGGTGCGCCAGTATTGCCCGATCGACTCCACGGCCTGGGGCTTCAGTGAGTGCCCCGAGCTGCTGCACACGTTCATGCCGAAGGATGTCGGAGTATGGGCCATGCAGACGCCGAATCCGTCATGGATTATCGCGCCGGATAACAAGCGCTTCGTCTACGCCGGCCTTACAGCGTGGGGCCAATACACGCGCCCGCCGCGTCCGATCGGGAAGCGTCAAGTCATCACAGCGGCTGGGTTATTGAATGAGGGATCTGGACCTGTGACGTTGCCAGACGGCGTGAAATCGCTGTTGGTTGTTGGAGAATTCGCCTAATGGACCCACTCACCGCCTTTTTGAAGGTGTTGGAAGCGATCACGAAGTTGATTCAGACTGTCGTGGAATCGCAACCGCCGGAAGTGCGCGCGGAATTGTGGAAGCTGTATCTCGAGGACGTGAAAGCCACGCGCGCCTTTTTCGAGAAGTTCAAGCCATGAGCGAAGGGTGTAAATTATGAACGAACACACAAGCGAACGCGGCACGTCAATGCCGCCGTGTAGTGAGCCAGGATGCGTCGGACTCGCCGGCCCGAATGGGCAGTGTGTCGCTCACTCGCAGGGCTATCGACGGCATTCCGGCTCCCATGATATTCACTGCGAGAACTGCCGTAAGGTGATTCGCAAAGACGAGTGGTATCGCGCCGTAGGCGGGCTTATTCAGCACACCAAACCGTGCGCGACACATCCAGACGTGATAAAGGAACGCGCGGCGGCGGTTTCGACTAACGCAGCAAGCGAGCCGCGTGGCGCAAGCTAGCTTCAACTTTGACACGCCAGTCGTCGCGCTCGAACGGTGGGGCGGTCGTATCGCAGGCTTGTGCTACTTCGGTCAGACTGGCGTAGGTTGGCTGGCGCCGCATCATTGCGTGTGGTGCTACGTGTTCACGATTTCAGCAGATGCGTAAGCGTGTTGTTGCAGTCGGCGATCGAGTAACCGCTGAAATGCGATAAGCGATATCGCGCGACCGTTGAGACTTACGATATACACCGACACATGGTGGGAGTGCGCCCACAGATGCAAGGCTTTACGTGGTGGTATGTGGAAGACGTAGAACACGTCAAACGACTCAAGCGAAAACCATGACGCGGCATGACTGGTGGGATGCCTCGTGCGTGATCGGCGTGATCGGGCTGTTCGTGGCGCTGGCGTATCTCGTGGTGTCGCTCTCGTGAGGACGTTGTGATGGATACAGCATCGCAGCTCCGCTTAGCCGCGGACCATCTTTTCGCGATTTACAAACAGCTCAAGAAATCAAACGCGCGACGTGATGAAATCGGACAGATGTCGAATCGGCTGCACGCACTGGCGAGAATTGAAGAGAAGGACCGATCGCTCCAACCCTAGCGAGAACCTGCATGGTGGCTAATAAAGGCGTGAGGCTAGCGCCCCGTTCCGCGAGGAACTAGCCGCCCTCCCCCTATGACGCTCGCGAGAACCATCCATCGGCGGGAAGCGCGGAAGCGAGCGAAGCTCCGACCGAAGTCAACAGCCCGCACGCTCATCACGCCTGACTGGTTGGTGAAAGACGTGATCCGAGAGATGGAGCAGAATCTACGAATGGCTCGGAAGTTCGTGCAGAAGTATCCGCGGTAGAGCAGCCAATGATCCAGACGCCGAAAGGCGTCCAGTTCCCCTTCATTACAGAAGTTCGACGCTGCGAGGTCTGCGGGACTCGTATCAGCAGCGACAAACCACAAACAACGAAATACTGCAAGCCGCAATGCGGGTATCGG